GGACGAGGACCGTCTTCCACACCGCAGTCGGGTGCATGAAGGGGTCGGGGGCTCGGGTTGGCTGGCACCCTCGAGGGTCCGAGAGTGCCCGCAGGTAGGTGGCTGCCGCGGACTTGCGCGCTGCCTCTGCCTGCTGTTCAGCGAGTTGGAACACCGAAGCTGAGCTTCGTGCCGCGTGTTCTCGACGCGGAGCACCCTTCTTGAGGCCCGGGTGCTGAGAGCCTTGCGTGTTACCCGCCGGTTTCTTGTGAACTTGTTTGGTCATGTTTCTACTGTGGCCGGCGTCCCGGCGCATGGTCTCAACCATCAACCTCGCGCATGTGCCAGTCCTGCGTGGACAAAGGCGCTTCGCCGTGTCGTTCGTCAACGACGAGGGTTAAGGGTGCAGAAGGTTTGAACATGTTCGGCTTCACAAACAGGGGTTCGCAAGGTTCGCGGCTTGTGATGACCGGCGCGTCCGACATCTGGAGCGTTGGCTCAACAGACGTCACGAATTTCGCGCCGGCGTACTCAAGCGTCTCAATGAGCCCGCCGAAGTCGATCTCGCACCCGCGCACAGCCACCGAGCATGCCTCCTCACACTCGGCTGTGGGCAGGCGGCCGTCGCCTGCGAGCTCTGCCGCGAAAGCAGGCACGACCATGGTGTCAACTTGCACGCCGAGTTCGCGTCCCATCGCGCGCAGCATGCTGTCCACAAGGGGGATTCCGCGGAACTCCTTGGCAAGTCCCTTCAGAGCAGCAGCGGTCCAACTCGCCTCCTTGCGTCCGGGCGAGGTGTAGTCGGCGAAACCGCTCTTCGAGAACACCCGGCCCGGGACTTGGAGGATGCGCCAATCCGTCCAGATCCACCGCCACCCGGACGGGGTCGGCATCTTCTCCCTCGCGTACTCGCCGGTCCGGACTGGGACTCCGCCGAGGAACGTGCCGTCGGTGGTCACCTCGAAGTCGGAAGACGTCTCAGAGTTGGCGATCTCGACGAAAGCGTCGATTGCGGCGTCTGCTTCGGTGCCGACGAGGCCGATCGCGACGATGTAGATGTCGTCGGAGCAGACGAAGCACCTGAGCAGCTGACCCGTCGTCAAGAACAGCTTCTCACACGCGTACGCGCACGCGAGGCAGAAGCGCACGCTCTGCGCCAGGCTCGTGTCCGGCCGACCGCTCTGCAGCACGTTCTTCACGCCGTCGATCCGCACGCCAGGTCCGTACACCGGGACGCCCGTGTGGCGCCCCATAGCCGCGATGAAG